CATGAGCAGAAGAACCAATAGCAACACTCTTAGCAAGTTGAGCAGAACCAGTATATCCAGTAAAGTCAAAGGCAGTGCCAGATGTACCAACTACAGTATAGTCAGCATCTAAATCTGCTCCAGTGTTAAGGGTGAGATTTACACCATATGCAACACCAGAACTAGGATCAAATGTAAGAGTGTTTTTAGCCATTAGATAGTGCTTTTAGTAAAGTTTTGATTTCATTAATATCATCCTTTAAAGATTTCAAATCATTCTCCATATTATCTATTCTATTTGTTCCTTGCTTTCTCTTAGCACGTAGTGAAATATAATTATTATATTCACTAGAACTAGTATTTACAATAGCATTACTATTGTCATCACGTATGAGATTGTTGTGTCCTTCTACTTTCATATTATGCAAGTGCAATGACTCTTAGATTTTTCACTCTAGGTGGTTGTGCCTGATTAGTACCAGTTCCTACCAATTTAATACTATAGTATCTAAAGGTTGGAAGATCATCAATAGTAAATTCATAATCATTCCATATTACCTGATTTGATGTGTATGCTATAACATCAGTCTTAGCAGTTAAAGAATCAGGAAGTCCACTATTTTTTGAAGGATCTATGATTTGTCCACTAGTTAATAAGTTATCATAACCAGGGAATGGTTGATAAATTAATTCATCATTTGGATTTTCTGAAATAGCATAGAATGCTCTAAGGTCACTGGTCAAATTAATATGACCCTCTAAATGAATCTTAATTCCAGTTGCTCCAGATTTTAAAGTAACTGGTTTAGATGCATATACAAATGCATTAGGATCATCCTTCAATGTTTTAACTCTATTATCTGTAATGTAATTAGTAACTGGATTATTAATCCTATTGGAAGTTAAAATAACACCAATTCTATCTAAGTCTACTACAGGAGAAAGTGTTGCATCTGCACCATAGAATGATAAATTCATTGTAAATGATTTATTATCAGGAAGAGTAGTTAATGATGTTGTTTCATTAATTCTAGATGCTACCATTCTAGGAGTAGACATATAGTTGTCTCCCTCTAAAGTAATATCTTCAAATCCTTTATCTTGGAATGGAGATTCAGATCCATCAATACTAGATGAAGTAACAGTTCTAATCTGAGCAGATAAAGCAGTTCCTGTTGGTGTTACATTTTGAACTATGGGAGTTACAATTTCAAATGGTATGTTTTCAGTAGAAAGTATTTGAGAACCACCAGCAGATTTTGTTTGATTGAAATGTAATTTTGGAAGACTAGTTCCTACAGATCTATCTACACCATTAGTAGACATGTCCACTTTAATATTAAAGAAATCCAGTCCTTGAGGATTAGATACAGTAGCATCTGCTAAATTGTGATTTGTATTAATTCTTCTTAGAGAAACTCCGTTCAATTCATACTTATTAACTTGATCTAGAGTGCTGTGTGATAATGTTTTAGTAGAATCAACTCCTCTAGTCACACCTGTTAATGTATTATTAGATACTCCACCATAAGAAAGTATCTCACTTCCTATCTTAACATATCCTAAGTTAGTTGAACCAACACCTACATTTTCAAACTCAGCAAAATCAGTTCCATCATCTACACTTATAGATCCTGTAGATGTAGAATCATAATCTGCAGATAGCACAGTAGGTTGAACATCAGATCCAACATCAGCGAATGTTACTGTATTCTGAGTAGAATACATTCCATTATTTTTTTGATTAACCTTAATATGAAGTCCATCACTCACTGTTACAGGAGAACCTGATAATCTTACATTTCCTCCAGCATTGTAGTTTAGAACTGTGACACCAGCACCTGTTACATAATTGATAGTGTTAGTAGCACCAACTACAAAATCACCTTGAACATTATCAAGAACAAATTCATTAGTTCCAGTAAGTGAAGCAATAGAGAACTTAATATCTTTTCCTAGAGAAGTTAATCCTACAGTGGCAACACCAACTACATCACCAATTGTATAACCACTACCACCACTCACAACAGTTGCAGCAATAGCAACTCCATTTGTAATAGTAAGATTTAAAGTTCCATTTCTTCCACTTCCAGTTTGAGTAACCATAGGAACATGGTTATAAGTTTCACTACCAGAGGAAGGAGTATAACCAACACCAGGATTGGTAATTGTCAAATTGCCAGTTGCTGTTCCTGCAGCACCTACATATCTTCCTGTGGCATTGCTACCAGTTTGTTGAACTATATTCCCAACAGTAATTGCAGTATCAGATATAGTAGTGTTAAATCCAATCCTTATCTTATTTGAATTAATTTCAAATGAGTCCTTAAGTAAAGGTGGAATATCATCTGAGTATGTAAGTAAAGGTGGATTTGTGAAATTAATGTTTCCACTTCTCTCACTAAATCTTGCTCTATAAAGAGTAAACTTAAGATCTTCATATTGGCTTGCATTCCAAGTCTCACCATTTTGAGATTTGAATAAAGAACCTAAAGTAGGTTGTTGACTGACAACTATCTGTTCAGCTTCTGGTCTATCTTTAGTCCTAACATCAGTCTCACCCATTCTAGAAATCCAAGCAGTATATTCATTACTTGTAGATAATAAAACTATTGCATATGATTTTCCGCCAGGTAAGTATACTGGTGATGGGAATGTAACTGTAGTTTTAACAGATGCATCATCAGAAATATTAATATCTTCAGGATCTAATACTACTTCTCCAAATGGAATAATTTCTGTAGTAGGAACTCCTAGAGACATTGTTCTTAACTGAACACTACATGGTAAGAACTGATCTTTAGATCCAAAATAAAGATCTACTTTAGTGACATATATTGAACCACCTACAAAGAATGACTGAGCAAGAGGATCTCTAACTCCCCAACCGCAATCTTTTTTTAGTTGAGCATATCCACCTTTATCCTCAATACCAGTTTCAGCAGCAATTGCAGCAAAATTAGCTTCAACTGCTGCCATATTAGCAGCATCTGCTTCAAAAGCTTCTACAGCACCAGCAGTATTTGCAAATACAAGGTGCTCTGTCATTCTTGCTTCAATATCTGTAGAACTAGCATCAGCACCCAATTCTTTAGCAATAGATGCAGTCCAATACTTAACATCACCTTCACTAGGAGTTGTTTGTGTAGTTCCTGCATTATTAGCTATAAATTTTGCATAAGCAGTTCCTATAGGATCATTGACTTGAACAGCTGCTACCTGATTCTGATCATTAGTAATAGGAATGATACCAGTATTATATGAAGTTTGTGTAACTCCATTATAAGTCTTACTTAACTTACCTATAAAATCTTCATTTGCTCCAAAAGCTGCAGTCTCTTCTTTAGTATCCAATTCTTCAACTACATCAACCCATGTTACTTCTGTATCAGTCCCACCATCTCCAGATGGTGTTGAGCTTATTGTAACAACATCATCTATTGTAGTAATAGGTCCTGATATAGACTTATTTTCTACTTTTGTTAGAACATCTGTTGAAATATTCTTTACACTAATAATAGTAGCTTGAAGAGTATTAATAGATCCAGATGATTCAAATACTTTTGATACATCAGTGCTGACATTATTTCCATTTTGACTATTAACATTACTACTAGTAAGTCTAAAGACTTTTTTACCACTCTCAAATTTTGGATTAGTTATTATATTAGGATTAGGAATAAAGAATGATCCAATTACACTACCTACACTATCACTTCTAAGTTTTACATTAGAAATTGTAGCTTGAGCACTTGAAGTTTCTCCTACTAATTTAAGATCTTTTTCTACATATCCAAAATAAGTATTATCTGCCTTTTCTGCCAAAGATTCTAAATCTATATTAAGAATAGTAGATGTTGAAGAATATAATTCTGGTATATTAGTAAGGTCTGCAGAAGCAGCACCAGAACTTGTAGTGGAAGAAGATGGAACAATACTATCAACTAGGACAGCACCTAAAGTTGTAGCATTTCCTCCTGAATATAAAGGAGTAAATTGATAATATGGGTTAAAATTATAAGTTTCAATAGGAGCATCAAAAGGTCCGCGTTTGTGATTTGATTGTGCTACTTTAAATCTAATTAATTCCTTTCCATTAGCAGTAGTTCCTATAACAGTTTCTCCTACTTGGAAAGTTCCAGTAGTCATTGAAATCTCAAGTAGTTTTGGTATAATAAACTTTGCAACATCCTGTCCATCAAAGAATGCATAAAGACTAGTTGATGGTTTTAAAGTTCTAGCATCAAATTTAATATTCCTAGACCTCATATTAGAGGATATTTGGGTATTAATTACCTTAGGTCCTTCATTAATAGTACTAAATGTTTCTCTAATTAAACTCTTACTTGCTGTTCTACTAGAAGTGCCAGTTTGCTGTCCATTTACTGTTGTTGTTTGTATTAATTCATCATGAACCCAATCTGTGGTGACATCTGTCCAATTTTCAGTATGTCCAGACCAACTATCATTCCATCTACCCCAACTAACTGGACCATATCCTGTTCTGGAATCAAATTCAGAAGCACTTAACTGCTGAGAACTACTAGTATAAGTAACTAAATCCTCAGTTTTAGCCTCTAGAATTACTTCATCTATCCATATGTCAGAATCAGGAACTAAATCTATAGTTCCTCCAAAATAACTAACCAAATATGGTGTAATATTTTCTACTCTAGTAGCAAAAGGTTGATTTGCATGAACCACATCATCATAATCAAGAGTTAATAATCTTCCAGTTTTTCTGATTCCATTAGCACTATTTAAATCTAACTTAAGATCCAATTCTGTAGTATATGGAGCTGGGCGAAGTTCTCCATTATGATAATCAATAGAATTTTTTACTATAGTTGTTTTAAGTTGATTTTCAGTATTAGAAAAATCATCTACAAAAAATCCTGATTTAAATCTATTCAATCCATCAGTATCAGTAATTTGCATATTCAAAGTATCACTTTCTAGTAAAGTAAGTGATGTATAAAATTCTAAATTCTCAATTCTTCTCTCAAGTTTATTGATATCACTCATCTGATATCTTTTATAATTTGCAAGAGTTATGCTTGCGTTATTAACATTAAACAAATATGCAGGTAATTTGATTGATGCTACTTCCAGTGCTCCATCTATGGGAACTGGAAATTCTGGAGTCTCAGCAGGAGTTCCTTTTATTAATTGAAACTTTCCAGACTTAGATAGATAAATTTTATCACATCTAGGAAGATAGAAAGAATAATCTAATAGAATAGATCTGTCAGATGCTAAAATATTTTGAGCAGAATTGCCAGATGCAGTAAAAGATCTGCCTAAAAATTCAAAAGGAGATCTAGCAGTTCCTGAAAAATCAGAAACTCTAGGTCTTATGTCAATAAGATCATTTACTCTACAATCATTAATAACATGTAAATCATCATAGTCAAAATTATCATAAGAATTTACAGTTGTAATATCTCCAGTATCAGATGCTGCAAAATATGCAGATTCAAATATAATACTCAATCTCTTGGATGGTGCATCATAACCTGGTTTTCTCACCACTCTACTATAATCATATATGGTGCTTCTTTGTCCATCATCATAAGTAAATTCATCAGTTATGTTATTAGAACCTAAAGCAAGAGCACCAACTGTTGCAGTAATTCCTGATTCTTGGAAAGTTACTATTTCACCAACTTGAAGATCAAAATCATTTAATAAAGTATAATCAATAGCAGAATCAGTATTTTTGCTAACATATACTCCAGTTGATTTGCTAGTATCACCAACAAACATTTCTCCAATTAATAGGTCTCCAGTTTTAGCTGTTGAACTATTAATAGAAGTTAAAGTTAGTACTGGTAAAGATGCATTATTAGCATTAGATGATTCATATACACCATAAACTTTAGTTACATCAGGAACATTTAATGATATCTCACTATCTTGAACTCTAGTTCCAAAAATTGTATTGTATGTTAAACCATCATTTAATGTGGTAGTTCCTATTCCAGATGTTGAACTTGCTGATCCAACTATATTAAGTACATTAATTTTTTGCTTTTCTTTAATTTTTGAAGTTACATTTATTTTACGTAATGTTGCTATCAATTTAGCTGGACTATCAGTTCCTAATCCATTTATAGTTACTTGAGTAGATCCTGTATTAAAATTAAACTTATCTGCTGATAATGACTCTGTGGTTCCATCAGTTCTTATCAAAGTATAATTCTCTTCATCATATGATAAAAAAGTTTCATTAGCATTTCCGCTACTAATAGCACCAGTGGAATTACCACTAATAGTAACATCAAATTGTTTTTTAATTGTAATATGAGAATTTGTTAAATCTACAGTAGAAACATTTTTCTTAGGAAGATGTGTATATAGATTATTGTCAGTAGAAGATTGGAATTGAGAAGTTAATATCTTAAAGTTAGATGGATTAATTTCTCCAGAAAGAGCATCACCAGCTATTATAGTAGGCAATCCACCCTCACAAACACCAGCAACAGTAGTAACTCCAGATATAGTTAAAGAATTTTGAGAAACACTTTCAATTCTTGCGTAGGAAACAGTGGTTTTTCCTGGATTGCTATACTCTACAATATTTCCAACTGTAGCTATTCCAATGAAAAATTTACTAGGATCAGTATTTGTAACTGTAGAAATTCCTAAAGATGCTCCTGAAGTAGTTGCTGCACTAATATTAACTTCTCCAAGATTAGCAAATAAACTTTGTTTTACATCAGCATTAAAAGTACTTGCTGTACTTACAGTTCCATTAATAGATTTAATATCACTTGTAGTATAAGATGTGGATGCTGCTGAAATATTTCCACTCTCAACTCCATTAAAGATTAGTTGCTCACCAGTAATAAAAGTTCCTTTAGTATTATATGCAGTAATAGCAGTACCAACAGAATTATATCTTAAATATCCTACAGCACCACTAGATTTTCCTTTAATATGAGTTGGAACAACTAAAGCATTTGTTGGATTAGTATTTAAAGTTATATTTGTGTATGTTTGAATATCATATAAAGCAATATCCCATTCATTCTCAGTTGGAACTGAATTATTATAAGATCCAGATTCTAGTGCAAAATCATATACACGTGCCAATCCTATCTCTTTTCCAGCAGCAGTTGTACCTGCAGCACCAACCCTTTGATCTCTTAAGCTTACTGTATAATCAGTTCCTATTCCTATGATAGGAGAACCACTAACTCTATTTAAAGTAAATGTAGGACCAGTAACATAATTAATACTTTGATTTTCTAAAAGTTTTGTAGTTCTTGGTTTTTCAAAATCTAGAAATGTAGGAACAACAGTTTCTACTTCAAATCCTTCGACGTATGCCTTCCCTGGTGATAACTTATATGATCCCAAATCTTTACTGGGAGTATTGTTATTATAAGTTATTTGGTTTGAATTAAATATTCCATTATTACCTTCAAAATCATTTAAAGTATTTTTGGTAGTAAGAGAGAATGGTCTAATATAATAGTTACCAGACTCATCAAAGGTTCTTTTTGCTAATTCATTTCCCAATTCATTATAATCATTTTCTTGACGTACATATATTAAATTACCCCCTCTAATTTCCATTAATTGTATGAAATTAGATGGTTCAGTTTCTTCAGGAGAAATTGCTGTCAATAAGGCAGATATACTTAATCTATCAGCTCCTGGTGCTGTGTAATTACTATATCCAGCAGCATTATCTGTTAAATTTTCATCTAAATCAGAAGTGACAACAGACTCCTGAATACGCAACCCAACTTTAAAATCTACATTACTACGATAAGGATCTAATATAAGAGTTTGAGATTTTACTTCTACAAAATATCCTCTTAGAAAATATATTCCTTCAGTTAAAACTGCAGCAGATCCAACAAAAGAACATGCTCCAGTAACTAATTGAGCAACAGGTTCTCCTGGTTGAAATACTAAACCACTTCTAGTTGTTACTACATTATTATCTAATAATAAACTTTCTCCTGAAGAAAATACTTCATTACCTTCTCCACCAGTATTTAAATATGTAAGAAATAGAACGTACCAATTACCACCAGTTGGTTTTCCAATATATGACTTTATTTTTGCCTTTACACCAGATATACTACCTACTACTACTTGATCTAATAAATTATCTAGATATGAATTAACATCTACACCTTCATTAGATATTTGAATTCTAATAGAATTATATCCTCCATTATACCTAACTCCACCTCCAGTTACAGAAGCTCCATCTTTAAAAACATGTTGTCCAAATTTTTCAATCTGATTCTGAAGAATAGATTGAATACCAGTTAGTTCACGTGCTTGAACTGGTAATCCTGGTTTAAATAATATTTTGCAATAAGTGTCTTTTGCATCAAAATCGTCAAAATAAGGAGCGACGTTTAGATTGGTTTCCTGTGGCATGATTCTTTAGAATTGCAAAATGACTTTGATATCTTCTCTTTGATTAGCAGACCTAGTAATAGAAGGTCTATTATCAACATAAATTATATTTCCAGAGTATTTCTTAACTTCAGGATTTGAAATTCCTTTTATGAAACTCTGACCAAGGTAATATGTTCTATTATTTATTATGGTACTTATACCAGGACTTCCAGATGTACCAAAGTTGGTATCTATTCCTAGAGTGCCTTCATTACTAGCAATATTTACATTTCCTCCAGTTGTAGGATTTGCTGTAAATGAGTGTAATGAGAATCCATATGTTGGATCTGTTTTTAAAGATCCATCACTATTAAATCCAACTAAACTCTTATCTTGCCAATATTTCAAAACACCTGTTGTTTGATCATAAGAAACAACTCTACCTACAGCAGTAGATCCTACACCAACAGTTTGAGTAAATTGTCCATCCAAATTAAAGGTAGCAGTGGTATAACCTGCACCAATAAGTTTCAGAGCATAAAGTGAACTAGCTTTAGATAAAGTTAAATTAGCAGTTGAATCATATGCTTGAGGATTTTCTACAATTCCAATTCTAGCAATCTGGTTGCCTGTTATAAAATCTGGATTTTCTGTATCATTTTCAATTTTAGAATAAACTAAAACATTATTAGATCCCAACTCCCTATAGATATCTGCACCATGTCCACCTTGAGGTGGTATAATAACATTAAAGACTGGTAATGTTGTACCAGTAGGAACACCTCCAGCCACTAAATCAACAGTACCATAAGTATATCCAGATCCACCTTTTGCAATATTAATAGATTCTACTTTAGCATCATTATTAATAACAATAGTTGCTTCTGCACCAGAACCATCTCCACTAATAGGAACACCAGTGTAGGTTCTATTTGCAGTTCCTATACCAGCTCCTCTACCAACAATAGTAGCAATTTTTAATTGTCCACTACTAGATGCATTATCTCTTACAGCAGAATTATCTGTGCTAGTATCCCAGTCATTGGGAACAGGCATAAAGTTAGTAGAATCAAACTTAGATATATCACCTGGTTTAATGGTATAAAGATATTTCCATAAGTAACCATCTCCACTATCACCTGCTGCTTTAGGTTCAAGATCTGTAAATGTAGGTTGGTCTAGTGATGGTCTTCCTGTAGTATTTTCTGGATCTGTTCCATTCTGCAAACAAATATAAACTTTAAAATCTTCATTTACAACAAAATATTTTGAGGAATATAGGTTAGTTGCTCCAGAAGGTTGTGCAGTATTTGATCTACTAATATCACCACGATACATGTCATAAGTTATACCTGAAGTCCAAGTATTCTTATTAACCATCCTACGTACATCTGAAGAAGTAATTTTCTTCAATGCAACCATAGTATCCCAATAATCATCTTCTTGATCAAAACTATCCTTTGGTGCAGGAGGATTTGATTCCCAAGTTGATGAATAATTAGTAGCATTAGGTAAACCAACAAAAGAATAATATGAATTGACAGTAGAAGTTGCTGCTGAGACAAAACTCTTAGCATTCAATATTCTAAGTTGATCAGTTATAATGGCTGACATTTTTTACTATTTTTTTAGTTATTTATTAAATATAATTTAAGTACTGTATCCAACATATCTTAAAGGATTAACCCTTTCAATTATTGGAGAACTAGATATACCACTTAATCCAGTAGAATCACCAGCATAAGAAGTAAATACTCTTGCTGATCCTCTAGGAGCAGTTTGTATTCTTCCCCAACTATATTCCCCAAAGAACTCACTATGTCCAAGTCCAGTCAATCCATTATAATCTTGAACACTGACTGTTACTTGTGCAACATAGGTTAGTCCAATTCCTATACCCATAGTTTGAGCAATAGAAACTTGAGCAACTTCATAGACATTATCTAAGAAGGATGTTCCTATACCAACTACAGTACCATCTTGATATAGAGAAGTTACTGAAGCACCTACATTAGAATTGAATACTGTGAAGTAATATCCAGTTGTAATTCCGCTTACAGTAATAGCAGTCCCTACAGTAGCAGCATTTCTAAATAACGAATCCTTTGGAAGAAGTAGATCAAATACAATACCAGTAGATGCTACACCAACAGATGTTGTAGAAATACCAGATATAATTCCAAAATCACCAGAGTATGATACATCTTCAATAGTTTCAACAGAAGAAACTAATTTAGGTTCTCCAATTAAAACTGAAGGAGCCTTTGTACTAGTATATGCAAAACCAGTGGTAGTTCCTCCATAAGAAACTGTAATAGCATTTACAGTTCCTACTCCACTTATAGTGGCACTTGCTCTAGCACCTTGAGAAGTAGATAATCCTATAGGAAGATTGATTGATACAGTAGGTGCTATGGTATAACCAATTCCTGCATTTGTAATATCAAATGAAGTTACAGTTCCAGCAACAGAAACAAAAGCAGTAGCAGATGCTCCCACTAAACTATCCTGAGAAATGATTCTAATATCACTTTGTCCACTATAGTTTTCCTTTGAACTATCAAAGAAAGTTCTTATATTAGAAACAAATATAACAGTAGATCCAACACCTACAGATTGTATAATATTTGTATTAGGATATATCAATGGTTCATAATGTGGTCTATCCTTAGAAACTGCCTCACCATCAATAAACTTATCTTCAGTTTGTCTTGACCATGTTACAGATCTTTGGAAAGTTTCATTAGTAGTAATACCAGGTCCAGCATAAAGATTAGTATTCAAACTATCAGATGAATTGACAATAGTTACTGTTCTCTTATTTTCCTCTAGAGATAAATCTTGATCATATAATTTAATCTGATCTCCTTTCTTAACTGTTTCTAAAATATCAACATTAGTAACGTCTACAGATCCAGTTCCCTGATAGAAAAGAATCTTAGAAGTATCACCTTCCTTAGGTGCTTCCTTGAAGGTAATAAAACTACCACCTTTAAATTCATATCCATCACCAGGAACTTGAAGTATATCATTAATGAATACTAAAATAGCAACTTCAACATCAATATTTGAACCTGGTTTGGACTGAATAGTTTGCTGAGAACCATTTAAGTTTAATGCAAATGAAGTTGTTTTACCATCAAATAATGAATCTAAAGGATCTAAAACAAGGAAATCACCAACTGTCCATCCAGCAAAACTATCACTAATAGTTTCCTGAACAGTTAATTGAAATTCTCTAAACTCTGTAGCACCTGCAGTTGGAATACCTACAGTACCACCAACACCTATGGTTAACTTTTGAGATTCACCATAACCATATCCCTCATTAATAATTTCAAAGTCAATAACACTACCACCTAAACCAACAACTATATTAGCTCTTGCTTCTGATCCTACTCCAGATTGATTTGAAGAATAGAATAAAGGCATATTGCTATAAGATAATGGTTCATCTATAACAACCAATGGAGGATTAGTTGAAGTATATCCAGTACCAGGATTGGTAATAGCCACACTTACAATGTTACCACCACTAATAGCAGCAGTACCAATAAATTCTATGTTAGGTGCTCCAGTGCTTAATGTCTGAACTCCTACATTAACAATTGTCTGAATACCAGTTCTATAACCAGAACCACTATTACCTATACTTACAGAACTAATAGTTCCCAATCCAGAAACAACAACAGTACCACCTGCAGAAACTAATGGTTGATAACCTAAACCTTCTGTAGAACCAACAGAGACAATAACACCACCAAGAGGAACATTAGCAGTATTAGGATCATAAGAAACAGATGATATAGATCCTGTAAATTGAACACTAGTAATTCCAGCACTTTCTATTAGTGTATAGTCACCTGCAACAGCAACATTACCAGTATATCTTTGTGGTCCTTGAGGAACCTGATTAACCAATAAAATAGCATTGTTAGTGGAGAATCCTGCAATATTACTTCCACCTGATTGTAAAGTAAACTCAGTTGTCAAACCAGTGAAATTAGCAGAAATATCATCAAAAATATAATTTTTAGAATATGGTTCATCAGAACTACCTGTAATACCAGATCTCATAAATGATCTAGCATTAAATGATGAATGAGTTGCAATTCCTACCCAATCCCTTTCACTTGGTTCATTACTTGTAGTTGATAATGGAGTTAATCCAACAGGAGCAGTAAAGAAGTTAACAGTACTATCTACAATATTATAGTTACCATCTACTTTAGTAATCAAAGTACCATTAGTATAACTAGATGCTTGAGTTCCCATCCAAGGTCTAGTAACAAGCAATCTATTAGTAGCACCCAATCCAACAGAATCTACCTTTATAATTTCATCTCCAATCTTTAATAGATCACCACCAGTAATAGAAGTAATTCCAGAAATAACTATGGTATCAGCAGTAGAAGATACATCAGCACTTATAGTAGTAGTTACTGAGGTAGCAACTATTGGTGATTGAACTATATTATCAATACTCAATATACATCTTGAGTTTTGTTTAGTGGAAGTAAATGAATGAGAAGTACCAACACCAACAGCAGTAATATCAAGATAAGTAGGACTTGTCTTTAAAGCATTCTCAGCAGAAGATGCAAGTCTAACTGTAGAATCATCTACTTTAACAGCAAAGACTGTAGATGGTAATTTATCAGTATTACCAAACCCAGTAATAGTTTGAGTGGTAATACCAATAGATGAGGTTGTTCCTGAACCAGTATATCTGTATGATAACTGTTCACCAGTAACAAAGTAATGATCAGGTATTCTGACTGTATCCTCAGATAAACTAACTACAGTTGCAGCACTTCCTACAAAGTCTCTCTTAAAGATTGGTAGTTGTCTATGCTTAAGTTCAAATGCCCTCTTAACATCAGTCTCAGTGGCAGTATAAGCACCAAATCCAGTATCAATAGTAGCATTGGTTAAATCTATTTCAGTAATAGAACTATTTTCATCTACTAGTCTTAGAGCACTTTGGAATACTCTAACTTGAACATTAGCACTTGCTATAGGTGTAAATGTTAAATTGGTATAATCTCCAGAAATAGAAGCACTAAAATCACCAAGGTTTGTTACAGTCTGATTAATAGCATATTCTGTTACATAAGCAGTAGTGCCATCATCTACTGTTATTACTTCAGATATTTGATAATGACTATTAGTAGTATCTTCTACACATACAATATAATAAGCACCATTATATGTCTCAGTCTCATATTTTGCTACTGTAGTAGCAGATGGAGATCCACTAGAAGATATAGCAGTATAAGTAGAATCTAAACTAGATGTGTTTAATGCAGTAGTTCCTACTCCAGCAGATGAAGCATTTCCAAAGTCAACATGAAGCGTATTAGCAACATATGTGCTTGCTGTAGAAACAGTAGGATGAAGATCTAAGTGAACTCTAGATTCAGCAATATAAGCACTGTAAGTACCAAGTCCTGGAGTACCAGAATCATCTAGCATTTCAGTGGTTATCTGGCCATATTCTACAAGATCTACATTAGTGCCATCATGAACCAAAGTTATTTCATCATGCTCAAAGTATGATGTATCACTAGCAGCATAAGATACTAAAATCTTAGATCCTCTGTAAGTGGTTGCAAATGATACTATACTATGTTGTGTAGTAATTCCTAAAGGTATAGTTGTAGTGCTACTTACAATATTAACAATACCACCAAGTCCAGTAGATCCAACTCCAGTAACACTATCAGAAATATTAAATGCAACGTTAGAAACATCATAATTATTATATTTAAACTTCTTAGGGAAGAATAAAAGTCTTGCATCATCACCAGCAATATCCAAATCAAATGATCCTAAATCATTACCATATTCTCCAGCATCAGTTGGAGTTTCAACTCTACCATATTGATTTAAATAGATATTTCCAATATCATCATGTAAAGTGGAAACTATCATCACTTGTCTTTCTTTAGTGAATCTCTTATCCCTAATAAAAGCAAGATACTTTTTATATCTGATACTTGCTAAATTGAAAGTATCAACAGACATAAATGCATCTGTTCTAGCATTATCATTAAATTCTCCACTAATATCATCTACAGTTAATACTCTGTTACCAACAGACTCACTATAATCCTGAAGGAGTTTAGATTCAAAAACTACCTCATCTGAAACAACATCAGAATTGATTGTTAAAGTTTTTTCTCTAGCAAGATCAAAATCAAACACAGTGTTCATATCCATAATGGATATTAAATCATTAATAACTTCAAACTTAGTTTCATTCTGAACAGTAGTAATTCCCACTTCTGTTTCATTTTTAATAATTAAGTCGCTAAATTTCTTAAATCCTGCTGTATGATTTAAAGATGCTACTGGTTCTTTCCATTTTTCATATTCACACTCTGATTTTAAAGAGTATGAGAAATACTGATAATAATCACTATCAAAAACTCTTTGTAGACTATCATTTAAGAATCCAGTATTTTTCTTAAATCCTTCCTCTACTATAGAAGATGCACCAATATTATACAAAGAATTATCAACTAAAACTTCTGTTACTGTTCCTCTAGTACCTGAAGATTCGCCTATAAAGAAATCTCCAACTTCAAAATCTTGAATAGATGATACTCTCAAATATCCATAAAAATTATTCCAAGATTGCAAAGATCCTCTCTTAGAACCAGAAACTATATCTTCACCTTTTTCAAATTCATCAACTTTTAATTTAACATCAAAAATTGGAAAATCCTCTTCTGCAACAATCTTAGCAGAAGAAAGATTTGATTGGAATGTACCTGGTACTTCTCCATCAGCAATAATATTAGATAAATTATATCTAACAGTTCCGAGAGTTCCTCCAATATTAGGATCTGTTGCTAAAATTTCAAATAAAGTATAATCATAATTTTCACTATTATATCCTTTACCAGTGCTTCCTACTCCAACACTTACTCCCTCAATCATTACTTTCTTACCCACTTCAAATGGATAATCAGCAGCATTGCTAAAACTAGCTCCAATGGTTAAAGTTACATTTTTATTTCCATCATCATAATCAATACTAGTAATAGTGATTCCATTAGAATTACTTATTGGAAGTATAGTGGGAGTAACATTATTCAAAGTCTTAGTATTTTTTAAAATACTAACTTGAGTATCACCTAATTCATAATCTAATTCAACATCACTAACTTTCTTTTTAGTCAATCCATCTAAAAGAACCAAACCAGGAGATTCTAGATAATTTTTACCAACTGAAGTAATTCCAATAGTACCTAAAGAAGTAAGTAAATCTAATTTAATTAATTGAGGTACATTAGCTTCAGGTCTAAGAGTTTTATCTACAGAGTAATCAAATCCAATGTCTTGAATTACATTTTTGCTTATTCTACCTATACTAGGACCTTTAGTTTCTAAAATTGCATCAATTCCATTATCAGATATTATTGTACTAATTCCTGGTAATGTTCTATATTGATATCCTCTATGTTCAATTTGAACATTAGATATAGATCCTTCAACATTTCTAGAATCAGTAATGTAAGAGAATGTACCATCAGAGGAAGTATATTCTAATTTTTGAGGAATAGTAGAAGATACAAATGAGAAGGTAGTAGTTCCTACTCCAACTAAATTATGAGACCCTGTTAATGGATTGGATAATAAAGTAGCAGAATTGGAATTACTAATATTACTAACATCTCTGATTATTCCAGTCTTAACTACTGTATTTCCTTCAGTCTTTGTTGGAGTTAAATTATAGTATAGTGGTTTATCAATTTCACTTACATTTTTAACTGTAAGATTTGCATTTGCATCTATTCCAATTCTTCCAGAACTAACCACGTTAAAGTCATCACTTTCTCCAGATGTAAAGAATAAATTATTAAGGTTTGAATCAGTATAAAGTTTAAAATCAAATGCACTATAAGAAACTCCACCATCAATAAATGATAAAGAAGAATCAGAAAGATCAAAATATATATTTAAATTTTTCTCTAATTTTATAGGAGGATTTATTGGAGAAATAGTTCCAGCAGAAGCACTAGTAATATTAATTACTTTTGGATCTAAATTTATAGAATCATAATAATTATTAGATAATTTTATAGTATTTTTATCTACTATTGATACATAATATATTCTATTATCACTCAATCCACCAGAAGAAGTAGTTGCAGTATGAATAACTTTTTGTCCATTATTATAACCATGTCTAGGTATAGTAATAGTATTATTAGCAGTGCTAACATCTCCAGATGCAAATGTTCTAGAGTCTATTACTAATCTTCTATTATAGTCATTATATGCTACTTTTATAGTAGTAGTTATTCCTGGTTGAACAGTTAATAAAACATCATCATTTGCTTTAAGTCCATGAGTAGAAGATGTAGATACTGTAACTAAAGATCTACTTATTGTACCAGTTAATGTATTATCAAAATTACTCTTAAGACTATGATATACTCCAGTTCCTACTCCAATGAAATAAAGTGTAGATACTGATGTAGTGCTATTAATTCCAACTAAAGATCCTGTAGATCCCAATCCAACTCTTGCACTAGAAATTCCAATTAAATCATTAGTTAATTTTGTTGCAAATACTGTTTGTCCCTGTGTAAGTGCAAATCCATCAATTCCATCAGTAGATACTGATACTGCTGCTCCTGCATTAGTAGAATAAGTTAATTTATCTCCAGTCAACAATCCATGATTTTTAAAGTAGAGTGCTTTAGTAGGAATGAATATTTCACTTATTCCAGTACCTGGATTTGAGAATGATAAAGTTGATCCAATTCCAACACCAGATATAGTTCCTAATCCTATAGATTCTGAAGGATTAAAATAAAATTCTTTATTAAGTCTTAATTTAGCATTTTCTAACTTAGTTTGACTATTAAAAAATAGTGTTCTTGGTTTTTGAGAAACAAGACTATTTGCAGTATGAGCACTACCTATAGTAGAGTCATATTGCCTTTTTACTCTAACCCTAGATAAATCAGAATCAACATTTAATATTTGTACTTTTTCTGTTCCTATTCCTAAAATATCATTTTCAGTTATATTTAAAACTTGATCTAAATTGAAATATGTTACAATACCAGTGCTAGAAGAAGCATTGACTGAATTGAATAATTTATAGGTATCAGTAGTAACTCCTATTGTTTTGGATGAGTTATTTCTTATACCAGTTGTGCTTAATCCAGAAATATATACAGATTCTGAACCATTAAAATTATGTGGATTGGTAGTATATCCAACAAATTCACCAGCAGTTCTGCCAAGTATAAATTCTACGTTAGGAAACTCAGTATTAGCAACACTGACCTGATTAATAGTTTTACCACTAATCAACTTAACTGATGCTTTTGCTCCATATCCACTAGAACCAGCATCTTCAAATACTACTTCATCACCAACTTTATATCTAGATCCTCCAGTATTAACTCCTACACTTTGCAATGTACCAGAAGTAGTAGATTTAATATAAGTTCTTTGCTTATGAATACTGCTAGGATCTACCAAGAAATCATAACTTGTATCACCAAGAAGGAAATTGTATGGAGAAGTATTTCTAACTAAATTTGTTTTATTAAGATCTACTACATCTTGATTAGATTGACTATTGAAATTATAATCTATTGTTTGATACTTATATGAATTACCTATAAAATATGGAAATTGAGGTCTTCTGTAGTTTTTAAATGCGCCATCATCATCATTGATTGTTGGATTTATGGGTGAAAAATAAGCATAAACTCCATTTGGAAATTCTGGTGTTTTACAGAATCTGCCATTATGCTCATCTAAATCATTACCATCCTGATAAGTATAATCTTCTACAAAGAATCCTTCAGAATATATTTGTTGTCCAGTAGGTGTAAGAGGATTTGGTCTAATACTAGATATGGATGGAGAGTATCCTGACTCAAGAATCTTAATGGGTCCACCAGAGTTATTAGTATAACCATAAGGACCATAGATAGGAGACCCATCATAAGACCATCCAATAATAGGAGAATGAGTAACTGATGGTTGTTCTATATCTTGATCAAGATTTAAGTCAGGAACAAATACTTCTTTATCACCTACTGATTTTTTAACATAAACAGATTGTCTTAATTTTCTAGGAGCATATAAATGAGAATATTGGAGACCAAACTCTTCATTTAATCCATTACTTACAATTCCATCATCAGTAGTAATTTGATCATTTTGTATTAATCTTTCTACACTATTAATAGTCCAGTTTTTTGGATTAGAATAGAATTTAGCACTATCACCATTAGATGTTACTTTTATAGTAGCATCAGTAGAAGTATGTCCTACTCCACTCTTAACTATCTTTACTGACTCAATAGAACCACCATTTAAGATAGGAATAATTTTAGTTCCTTTACCAGTTCCCTCTACTTTAATATCAGGTGGTGAATTATACTCAGTTCCAGCATTCAATACTATGACTTCAGATAGTTTACCATCAACACTTATTATTGGTAATAATTGAGCATTCTTACCACTCTTTGCAGTAAATGTAGGTTGCTTATTATAATTGATAATATCTGATGATCCATAACCTACTCCACCATCAGCAATATATACTGACTTAATAGATCCTCTTACTACAGGTCGTAATGATGCACTAAAGTCTTGACCAGAAAGCGTAGATACTCCTATATGACCAGTTAATGATACCTGAATGGGTGGATAATTAAATTCATGTATTCCAGCACCCCCAGACAACAATTGAACATATTCTTTATTTCTTACATAAAAATTAGCTGGAGTAGAACCTAAACCAACAGCAGATAGTTTAATTGAACCACCATCTACTGCAGTTACATAGTAATCAGTTAATGTTGTAAGTCCAATGACAGGAGTTGTTTTATTATCATATCTAATAAGTTCTCCAGTCTTATATCCATGATTATCAATATTGATAATGCTTGTAGCAGTATTAATTCCTGCAGGAGTAGCAGAAGTTAATCTATTAGTATAACCAGAACCAGAACTTCCAATACTTATAGAACTAACTACTCTTTTTTGATTTGCGCATTTTATCTCTTGAATACCTACTCCATAAGCAGTAAGATCAATAGCATCCACTCCAGCAATAGCATCTTGATAATTACTATGCAATTTGACAGTAGTTGAATCTGTTATTGAGCAAAAGTATGGAGAACCAGTAGATAATCCAGCAATAGCAGTTTGAGTATCTGTAATGTAAGTTACAAGTTCTCCATCTCTAAATTTATGGAATGTTGAGAATCCAATTGTATTATTTGTAAGATTAACAAATCCTCCAGTAGAAGTAGAGTCAAATGTCAATGAATGATCTTTTTGAATTAGATTTGCATATGCAATACACCCAGATCCATTTCCACCAGTTATTTTTAAAGTTGGAGCAGAAAGATAATCAAATCCTTCATCCAAAACATCAATTCTTTCTATAGAACCTTGAACTTCGCAATATGCAGATACTCCAGCACCTACATCATCTGTTGCTGTTAAAATAGGTGGATTTATTACATCATAATTATTACCACCACTAGTTACTGATATTTCTTCAATTGGACCATAATATACAACATCATTAGACTTGTAATTTAGTATTTCTACTCCATTTACTAAAATACCAGTTTTTCCTCTTGGAGTGGGTTTATTAATTAAAGAGGAAACAGGATCTTTAATTTTTCTTATTAATTTTTGAGATTGTATTGATTTTTGAGCAAATCTAGTAAGTTCAAATTTATTATTAGTTACAGTTCCACTAAAAGAGACATATATGTCATTAGAAATATTTGCATTACTTTTAGAAAGTTTAATGGTATTAATATCAACCTTTTTGATGAAATAATCACTTTCATCAATATCTAATTTATTATCATCACCACTATTAACATAAGTTACTCTATCACCAGTTATTAGACCGTGATTGCTAATAACTATCTCAGTGCTATTAGTAAAAGACCCAGAGAATGTAATATCAGTCTCTCTAATGTCTAAAGCATCATTAAAATAACTTGGAATTGATGGAGAAGCAATATATACCTCATTATCATCTAAATAAGAATTCTGAACGTTAGTAGTGTAAATACTAGCAGTAGGATAGTTACTTAATCTAGACTTAGATAGCAATCTTTGTATACTATATGTTGCATTAGGATTTAACTCACCAGAACCTTTAATTAAGACTTCTTTAGAACTTACAAGAGAAATAATTTCACAAGAAAGACCACTAATTAATGCATCATCACCAGATTTAAAATCATGGTTATCAGTAAGACTTAATTTGTAAGTAAAGTTAGAATCATCAATAAGTTCTATGGATTCTACATTATATGTAATAGAAATATTAGTAAATAAGTTTTTAGTTACTTCACTCCTAGAAATAGAACCTAAACCTTTAGGTTCAATAACACTACCTTCCTCATTATAATAAGTAGCGTTAAATTCACAATTTAAATCTGATAAAACTCCAGTTACTTTAACTTTAACTACATCTGCAGTTCCTATGCCAGAATATCCATAAGCAAATGCATCTAATCTTAAATCTTGCTTTAATAATATATTTTTATCTATTCCAGAACATCCATAAAATTGATTTAAGGATTTTGAAGTATAATTTATATTAGTATTTGATCCATCAGCGAAACTAGCAACTAAAGTACCTGTAGTTCCAAATCCAACAGTAGAATCAACATCTAGTACAGTAGATCCTACAGAAACAGAATTTATTAATCTAGTATTAGGATGTATAGAGAAATCACCGCTTACTTTATCTAAATTATGATCATAATCCAAACTTAATCTATAATAAGTCTTTTCTCCTCTTATTATTTTTTCTACATCACTAATAGCACCATTTGCTTTAGCAAATCCATATACAGCATCCTGAAATAAGTTCCTGTTTAGAAGATCCATAGGATCTCCATCAACAGACTCAACTACAAGTTGTTTTGAAACTTTATAATCAGCATCTGATGGTATAAAGAGAAAATCTCTTGGTTTTATGACTTCTACATCTTTTCCATAAAGTGCTCTAAACAAAATCTCAAAAGATTGGTCTGTTCCTTTGGAAGAATAAAAATCCTTTGTTTGTTTAACAAATAGTCTTTGATCTATATCATCAGATAAAGTTCTTTCTTCAAATCCTGGTACAATTTGCTTCTTTACCTTTTTAAAAAACTCTTGTAAGAATCTAATACTTAAATTATTAACTACTGCTCCTGAAGAATGAGTAGCAATACCAGATTGTGAGAATACTAACTCATCAGGTTTATTAACACTTCTATATGATGTAATTCCACTAAATCCACGTGCGCATCCAATAAATGAATTGGTTGTAATTCCAGTATATGTAATAATTTCATTATCAATCTGAATTAATCCATAAGTATCAGGAAATCCAGTGGTAGATTTAACATCTATAGTATTACTTGCTATTCCAACATTATTAGATAGAGTTGTAGAATCTATAACATTTACTAACTCATCAATTTTTATATGCTCATCAATATTTTGCAAAATATCAAGAGTAGATCCTTGATTTTCAATGGCAGTATAATATTGTGTTAAAAATTCACCAGCAAGAGGAAAATCCGCTCTTATAAAATCTGGCAGTTGATTTTTAACAACTGAACTAATTTTGACTCTTGTATTTTCTGACATTTAAGAAAAAAGGATTAATATGATGATGTAGTATTCATTGGTGTAGGATTAGACTCACCTAAAAGTTCTAAATTAGTAGCTCCTAATACGTATGTATCTGAGGAGAGAAGGGTGGTATTTTGCTTCTCAGTATCAGTCAATCTAGCTATATCACCATTAACATAACTTGAGGTAGCAGTGTAATTAGTACCAGAAATGCTGTCTCCAGATGTAATACTGTCAGCAACCATATCAACAGTGCTATTGCTAATATCTAATTGTAAATATAAATCTTGAAGTCCAATAACATCATTAGATTTAGGACAACCAGAAATTTCTATTATAGGTATATTTTGTACTTGCTTTGATGTTCCTATTATATTAATAGGTTTAATCAATAGTTCTGCTCTTTGATAATCAATAGTACCTATATTAGTAGAAACAATTATAGGATTTCCTTTTGATGCTAATGTAAACAAGAATAAAGTTCCTGTCTTTTTATCTGCATTAGGTAAATCACTCAAATAAACAGTATTGGGTTGACCAAATACACTGAATCCTGATGACTTAATATTATAACCATTTTGATTCTTCATATAGAATGAATTACCAAAACAAAGTTCATATTCTGCATTTTGGTTTAGTACAGGTTTCAAATCCCTACGCATTACTACTTTTGTAATATTTGAAGTAATTGAATCATTACTATTATCTACTACACCTTGGAATTTACTATATTTAAATTTTCCTCCATATTTATTCATTTCAGAGGAATCTGCATAAGCATTAATATTATTCATTACTACTGTTTGAACTGCATTTGCACTTTGTGCTAAACTAGGGTTGTAATATGCATTTACATCAACTTCTACATACAAATATTTCAAATCTTGGATTTCTGTAACAATTCCAGCAACAGAATATTTTCTGAGCATAGAATTAAGGTTATTTTTGATAGAATCTGGTACATAAGGTCCATAAAATGGTTTTATAGTGATAAAAACCTTTCCATACTTAGGAGGAGTCAATTCTTCACCTCCAAAAACTGAAACAGACTCAGTTTCTGGGTAAATTTTAGGAATTAGTGCCTCATAATCAGCAGCAGTCACTGCTCTGTTGTATGCAGAGTAGATTTTAGGTGCATAACGCTTAATTGAGTCTACAGATTCAATTTCTTTACCACCTATGGAGTCATTTATAGTGGTAATAATTGAAATTCCTGTACTAATAAGGTTATTATTATTATCTACAATTCTACCATTGAATGAGAATGATGAGACATTGTTTCCAGCAGATCCACTAGTGGTAATATAGGAAACTTCTATGAAATTAAGAGATTCTAACTTCTCACCAAAGACTCCATCACCAAAAATCAACTCATAACGCTGATCTTCAATCTCCTGAAGGAAATATACCCTAGATTTATCTGTAACTTCTATCAAAGTATCAGAAAATACATATTTTTTAGAAGAAGTACTAGATTGAGTGCCTCTAACTAAGACTTCTAGAGTAGAAGTGTCAATATTTGCATTTTCTAAGATGTATTTTGTAGGTGGAGCAGGGTTTAAACTTGAAACAGTGAAATTTGAGGTTAAAAATGTGCCTTCATAGATCTCCACATCAGCAAATGTAGCAATTCCATCAACTACAGGTACTGTAACATCACTTGGAATGCAAAAAGAGTAACTTTCTGACCCAAATGTTGAAGCAGAAGTGGAAACAATACCTTTTTTAAGGGTTAGAGTGATGGGTTTAGTGGTAAAATCACTAGTATCTACAAAAAAGGAGATTAGTGCCTTTGCTGCAGTCCTTGATCTGGGAGTATAACCTATATTACGTGCTAATGAGACTACATTTTCTCTTAAAGTAGCACTATCAATGAATACTTCATTGCTAATCATGTTAGCATTGTAAGAATTGATGTAAGTATTGTATGCTAATACATCAATTATGCTAGAAAGGTTTGATCCTTCAAAGTCATAGTCTGTAAAATTAGAATTTGCTCTCAAATAATCCTTCAAAGAGGTCTTTATTTGATCAAAATCTAGGTTTGTAAAATTAACTAGTGCCATTTATCTTGTTGACTGTAGAGCAAATGCTAATTGTTGAGGAAGAGCATCAATTCCTATTATATTATATTTAATAACTACATCAAAAGCATTGTTATCATAGTCAGGATCAACTATAACTTCAATCAATTCCACTCTAGGTTCATAATTATCAATGGTATCCCTAATTTCATCTTGTATAATGGATGCAGAAATCTCATCCATGTTGTCAAATAGGGTTTCATACACCTTAGAACCTAGATTTGGATTAAAAAATCTTTCACCAGGTCTAGTGATGACTAAATTCCTAACAGAACGAGCAATTGCAGTCTCATTCTTGGTAGCAATTAGGTCTGAATTGATGGGATTAACCTGAAAGGACATGCTAAGATCCTTAAATCCCCTACTAATCCTTTCTACAGGCATGAAACAACGGTAAATATAAGTTATTTATCATAAAAAAAGAGACCCTTAGGTCTCTTGTACTATCTTCCTTGTCCTCTATACCTTTTTTTAGGTTTATTTGAACTGGTAGCAGCATACTTAGTGTGTTTTCCAGTTCCTTGACTTGTCTTCTTGGGTATTGTTTCAACAAACTCATTCCCAGAGAGAGATTTTCGCACAGGCATTAGTCTTCATCCTCCAATTGTTTCATAATTTGTTCAGACATTGCAAGAACATTAGATACATTCTTGAGATTTTCTATTTGGAACATTACATCAGCAATATGTTTACTAATATAAGGTTCCTCATTTCTTGCTGCAAAAGCAAGAGCATTCCTTAATGATGCAACTGCCTCATCTAATGAGGTTTCTACTTGTTTTGATAGTGTCATTAGAGGTCTCCTAGATTACTCTTGTTTTCTCATGACCCACCCTAATACGAGGATCACACCATATGTCATCACCTGCTTCAATGGCATCTAAACAGAATGAGACATCCTCACCACACATATCTTGTACTGCCCCAGATTCAAAGACTTGCATCTTAGGAGCAAACCAAGGATAAGGAAGGTTCTCAAATACACCCTTCTTAATTAATACCCAACCAAAACCTGTGTAGTCTACTGTGAAAGGCTTCTTCCTCTTACTCATAGTCTCTACAGTTTCATGATTCATTACACCACCATTCTTTCTGAAATCATCTTCCTCTAACCAGTGAGCAACTGAGGTAGTTGTGCCATCTTCAGTGGCATACCAACCAGCACTAATCCTACGCTCT